GGCGAGGACTACGCGCCGGGGTTCTTCCACAGGCCGCGCCAGTCGATCGCCTTCGCAGCGAAGTCGTGGCGCGCCTTGATCTCGAGACCGTCGACGTCGAAGCCGATCCGCGACTCGACGACCGGGCCCTCCTCGCCCTCGAGGAAGGCGTACTCGACCACGTCGGTCTGGTCCGGCGACGCGAAGAGGTACCAGGCCGTCGCGCTGGCCGCGTCGAGGCGGGGCTCGGCGATCACCTGGAGCTTGCCCGCGAATGGATTGACGCTCGTGCTCGCCGACGCGACGAGGTTCGTGCTGACGAACTGGTCGGCGATCGTCTCCTTCCCGACCGGGACCGCGAGGAACCTCGGGACGATGTTGATGTACTGCACACCGTCGAGGCCCTTCTGCGCGCGCATCGCGGCACGGCCGGCGCCGATGGACGCGATCGCGATCGCGTCCGACGAGCCGGAGAGGTTCGCGTGCGTCGCGTGGAAGAGCGCGACGCCGTCGCCCATCGTCGGGTTGCTCGTGATCTGGACCCACACGAGGTTCGACTCGAGATCGCGCGCGGCACGGCCGAAGAGCATCGTCAAGCGCGAGAAGGAGTCGGTGTCGTCGTTGATGAGCGCCTTCCGGCCGATCGCGAAGATCCGGCCGTAGGTGGCGAGCTGGAACTGCTCCTTGCCCTCGCCGATCGTGCCGCGCGTGTACTCGCCGTTCTCCGTGAGCGCCTGGAGTGACGGCGCCTCACCGAGCTGCAGACGCTTCGCGAGCTTGAAGTCAGGCAGCGTCACGCGGCGCGAGAACGGCTGGTAGGTCTGCGGCGCCTCCTCGTACGCGCGGCGGAGCGTCTTGTTCGCGACGTCCGCGAGGAGGTTGGCGTAGTCGCTGGTGGAGTGCATCCCGCCGCGCTGGTTGAGGCCGAGCGCGAGGCCGGCGACCTCCATCTTCGACATCCCGGTCGTGCGGACACCGCGCGCCTGGAGACAGATCTTCGCCATCTCCATGAGCGTGAGGCCGCGGTACGTCCGGCCGTTGTCGTCGAGCTTGAAGAGGCTCGGCGCGACGCGGTGCGAGAGCGCGTTCTCCATCCCGCGCCACATGTTCACGTGCGGATCGGTCTCCACGCTCGCGCGCGAGGCCGTCACGCGCGGCCCGCCGGCGCCGTCCTCGTTCGCGCCGATCGCGTCGAGGATCCGCGTCTGCGCGTCGAGGAGCGAGATCCCGGCGGCGATGAGCTCGTCCGCGAACGACGCGGGGAGCCGGCCGGCGCGGCACGCGCGCGTGATGCCCTGCACGCGGGCTCGCTCGCGCTCGGTGGCGCGATCGGCTTCCGTCGGCTCGGCGGCCGCGGTCCGCGCGATCGTGGGCGCCGCGGGACGACCCGGGTCCGTGGGGTCGATCACGACCTCGTCGGGAACGGTGCGAGTCGCCTCTTCGGTCGTGCCAGCAGTCGTCTCGTTCATCAGACTCTCCTTCGCGCCGCGCATGGTGATACGGCACCTGTTCGTCACGACCTTGTCGGCGTCGGGATTCTCGGAGCGGATCTTCGCGCCGTCGTCGGCGCCCATCGGGACCGCGGAGATCTCGTAGGGTTCCCAATCGACCGCGGTCCGCGTCGGAAGACCGCCTTGCTTCTTCGGCGGCGTCTCTTCGTAAGCATGGACGCGGTAGCCGACGGAGACGTTGCGGACGATCTTGTCCCGAACGTCCTGGTAGAACGGCTCGACGTCAGCGCGCCTCGAGAAGCGGACCGTCGCGACGCCGCGCTTCTTCTCGAGACTCGCGCTCTCGACGACGCCGAGAATGTCCTCGAGGCCGTACGAGCGGTGAGCGTTGAGGAACGGCGCGCCGTTGGTGAGCCGCCCCATGCGGACGTGATCGGGATCCAGGGACAGGACCTCGAGGTACCTGGTTCCCGTCATCCAGTCGAACCGCTGGACGGCCGCACCCGCCGTGAAGACGACCTCCGCGGTACGGTCTTCGGCGGCGACGGAAATGTCAGCGCGGAGCGTGAGCGGTGGTACGTCGACGACCTGCTCGAGTGGGGCACCGGGGTCGAGCGGGTTGATCAGGTCGCGCTTCTTCACGTCTCGCATCGTTGGCGAGCATCATCGCCGACGTTTTCGAGCTCGAGCGGGAGGCGGACCCGTCGTGTAACGGGTTGTGTAACGGGTTGTGTAACAGGAGAGCGGGCGCTTTTTTTACTTGACGCGGTTTCGGCGGAGCGCGTCGACCTCGTACTGCGTGACCATGCGAACCGATCGGAAACCGCGCGCCGCGTAGCGCGGCGCCGCGAAGTCGCGGTTGCGACACAGGAACGTCCGGAGCGCGCCGGCGGACGGGAAGCCGCAGCGCTCGGCCGCTTCCTCGAGCGTGTAGAGTTTCACGTCGAACGCAGACGCCTCCGCGGCCGCGGTACTCACTCGTTCTCGCCCGTGATCGTCGCGATCGCAGCGCGCCGGCCGGCGCCGAAGCAATGGCCGCAATGAATCTCCGCGCCGGGCGGCGCGAGCTCGCGCGCCTTCTCGATCCTCGCGCGGAGCGCGGCGAGCTCGCGCGCTGCCGCGCTGGCGCCGATCTTCTCGAGCGGGATCACGAGCTCGGTGGTGCTCCCCTCGCCGATCGTGCGCGGCGGATCCTTCACGACGTCGCCGGTCGCGTGGCCGTTTGTCGTCGTTGTCGCCTGGCGGTTGTTGAGCTCGTCTCCCTTGATCAACGCCTTGCTCCGTTTCGGTTGGTCGACGGCCGCGGCCGCGCGGTCGGTGCCGGCGCCGCGAGGTCCTCGTCGCCGCGTCCGGTCTCGCGTGGTTGTCCCTGCTGCGAGGTCGTGCTCGGATCGCTGTCGAGGATCACGCCGAGCGCCTTGAACTTCTTCGTCCACTCGGAGATCTCCGCGAGAAGCTGTTCCGGATCGTAGCCGCGCTCGCGCACCATCTCCGGCCAGGAGAGCGCGCCGATCCGGACCAGGCGCATGAGCGCGAGGCCTTCGCTCTCGGGATCGATGAGCGGCATCGGTTGCGGGGTCCACTCCGCGGCCGGCGCTTCCTCGAGGCCCGTGATCACCGCAGTCGTCATGGCCCATCGCCAGACGGGATCGCAGAGCTGAGGGATCAACGTCCGCCACTGAATGTCTTCCACACGCGCCCAGGCCTTGAGACGCGACATGCGCGCAGCGGAAAACGGGAGCTCCGAGAAGTCGCCGGTGAGGTCCTCGTACGTGATGCCCAGGCCGGCGGCGATAGAGCGGAGCACGGTCTCGACGTACGCGGCGTGCTCGGAGACCGTCGGCGGATTCACGATCTGGACGTCGCGACCCGGCGGGACGTTCGCGATCATCCCAGGCTCGAGCGCGTCGAGCTCCGGCGAGCCGGACGAGGTCGACGGCTGCACGACGCCGAGGCCGGGGTTCGTGCCGTCGACGTCGGTCGTGAGGACGGCGAGGCACGCGGCGATCTTTTGCTTCACGAGCGCGGCGTCTTCGTAGTCGTCGAGGTCCTTCATGCGGAGGAGGACCGGCGCGAACATGGAGACGCCGCGGACCTGTCCCGGTCGGAGCGTGCGGAAGATGTGCAACACATCCGAGGCCGGGATCCGATCGGAGGCGCCGCCGCCAGCGCCGAAGAAGTTGGCGCCGGGATGTTCGCGGAGCATCCAGTACGCGACGCGCCGGCCGATCGCGTCGAACTCGACGCCTTGAATGATCCGGCCGCCTTGCGGCGTCGTCATGCCGTCCTTCGCCGGATCGAGGAAGTCGGGCTCGAGCACTTGAAGCTGAATCGGGATCGGAAGGCGATCCTCGAGGCGCCGCGTGCGCCGTCGCACCAGAACCTCGCCCGACTCCGCCATCGTGCGGACGATGAGCTTCTGGAGGCCAGCGAAGTCGTGACGGCCTTCGGCGTCGCACGCGGTCGTCTCCGCCCAGGCCTTCCAACGATAGTTCGCGACGTTGATCGACGCTTTCGACGCGGTGCCCGCCTTCGCGCGGGCGGAGATCCCCCATCCGACGACGTGATCGCTGAGCGTCGAGAGCGCGCTCTCCGCGTACGGGTTATTGCGGACCAGGTCGCGAGCCGCCTCGCGGATCCGCACGTGACCGGACGCGACGGCCGCGTTCGCGTCGCCGCTCGAGCGGCGCCATCCCTGGGTTCGCCGACCGACCGACGCCGCCTCGTAGTGCCGGGCGAGCTGCTCAGCGGCGATCCGTGCCCGCTGCCGTTGCAGCGTCCAGCGCGGCGCGAGCGGCGCGGTGATCCGGTCGATCCAGGACGTCGCGGTCGTCACACGCCTTTGCTATGCGCCGCGAGGCGCGTCCTGGGGGTGCCGGCCGCGGCCGCGACCTCGGCAGCCATCACCGAGCGAAGCTTGAGGAGATCGTCGAGGGATCGGTGACGGACGGAACGGTCGCCGAAGGATGACTCCTCGACCGATTGCGTCGCCTTGATCTCGGCGTCGAGCGCGTCGAGGTCCGCCTGTGTGTACGCCGTCGCAGTCCCCTCCCCGCCCCTCGTGCGTGTAAACGCGCGAAACGATCGTGCAGGATATTACCACAATCGGTGAATCCCGCTTCACCGGCGGAGCCATCCGCGGCCGCGATCGCCGAGCCAGGACGAGGTCCGGATCGGCCGCGGCGCCGGCGGAGGAGGCGACGGCCGCGGCACCGGATCGGCCGCGATCGTAGCGGGCTCCGCGCCGGCCTCGAGCTCGTCGGCCTCGAGGTCGACGTCGGCCTGGTCGTCCGGCTCCTCGGCGCCGACGCTCGCCTCGAGGACGAGCCAGTCGCTCTCCGTGAAGCGGTCGATCCCGACGACCGTCGCGGCCGCGCGAGCGTACACGCGCGCGTCGAGTACTTCGTTCCTGCGACCGGGGATCAACGTCCACTCGAGGCGCATGAAGCCGCGGCGCGTACGGACGCGAACGAGCTGCTCCGCGGTGAGCTCGCGGAAGTACGCCTCGCCCCATTGCGGGAAGTGACAGAAGCCCGGCGGAGGCGCGACACGGTCGTCGAGCGGCGCCTCGAGGCGGAGCCAGGCGTAGAGCTCGCTCTTCGCGACGCCGCCGCTCACCGGCCAGACTTTGTATCCCCGCTTGAGCTTCTTCCCGCGGATCGTCACGTCGACGGGCGACGGCGCGGAGACCAGGACGCCGCCGGTCTCCTGGCCCTTGATCGCGATCACGCGCGACATGGGATAGCGACGCGCCCAGGTGTAGACCTGGCTCGTGTTGTAGCCGGAGTCGACCGCGAGCGTGCGGATCGCGAGCTCGACGCCGTTCGCGTGCGGATACGCTCGGGCGAGGAGCGCGTCGAGATCCTTCCACGGACCGTTGACGAGATCGGCCGTCTCGCCCGGGAGCGTCGCGTAGTCCACGGACCACGACTCTTTACCGCGGCCCCATCCGACGACCTCGTACACGAGTCGATCCTTCTGCACGTCGACGCCGGCGGTGAGGAAGAGCGCGCGTCTCGGGACCGTCGCTTGCGCGTACTCCTCGCGCCGCTTGTAGAGAGGCTCCCAGGCCGGCGCTTCACCGCGCTCCGCCCACGTCTCGCCGAGCACGGTGTTGACGAAGGCCTGGAGCGTCTCCGGTCCGCCGCGGTTCGCTTCGATGAACTCCGCGGCGATCTGCCCCCACGTCGCGTTGGGGCTGTAGCTATACGCCGCCCAGATGTGGAACGACGCATGACGGTTGTGCTCCGTGAAGTGCTCGGGTTTCTCCGCGCGCCACTCGCCGGCCTCGATCATCCCGCGCTTCTCGCGGTGCTGGATCTCGCACCCGTTGACCTCGCACACGAAGTACGCGAGCGCCGGCTGGCCCTCCGGCCATCGGAGGTTCTTCATCTTGAGGACCTGGAGCTCGCCGCACTCGGGACACGGGACGTAGTAGCGGCGTTGATCACCGGCGCCGAAGAGCTCGTCGATCTTGCTGTGGCCGTCGATTGTCGGGGTCGAGCCCGCGAGGATCTTCCGGTTCCAGTAGTACTCCGTCCGCCGAATGCCGAGCTTGATCGGATCGCCTTCGTTGCCCGCGCTCGCCGGATAGCCGTCGACCTCGTCGAAGATCACCACGCGCCTCGAGGTCCTGCGGAAGCCGCGCGGCGAGTTGGCGCCGACGAGCGAGAGAGATCCGCCGGAGAATCGCTTGTCGTTGATCGTGTTCTCGCTGTTCCGACTCTTCGCCTCGGAGACCTTGCCGCGGAGGACCGGGACCTCCGCGATCATCGGCGCGATATCTTCCTTCGAGTGCTTCTTCGCCTCGTCGATCGTCGGCTGCACGACGAGGATCGGGCACGGATCGTGGTCGATGAAGTAGCCGATCGCGGCGCAGAAGCATTTCGTGTAGCCCACGCGGCTTGATTTCTTCCAGGTGACGCGCTCGACGCCGGGATCCGTGATCGCGTCCATGACGCCGCGCTGGTACGGGAGCGTCGACCATCGGCCCGCGTTCGCATCGTCGCTCGGAAGGACGAAGTGCTCGTCCGCCCACTCGGAGAGGCGGAGCCGACGCGGCGCCTGCCAGGTCGACATGATCCGCGCGTCGAGGACGTCGAGACCCTCGACGATCACCGGTTGGCGATCTCCAAGAGGACGTCCGCGTGGCACGGCGCGCCCACGGGACACCAGCACGCGAGGTTCTTGCCGCGCAGCTCTGCGAGCTCGTGGCGGAGCGCCGAGAGGTAGAGCTCTTGGAGCTGAACCTCGGCTTTGCTCGTGAGGTTGAGGTATCCCGAACACATCAGCTGGAAGAGCTCCACGCAACGCGCGCGCGTGCCGTCCACGCCGACGACGAACGGATTGCCCCACTTCGAGGGGCGGCCGACGTAGACGGCGCCGTCGGGGATGCCGCCGCCCTTCTTGCGCGTGCGCTGAACACGGAGCGGCGTCGTCATCACGTCCCTCCTGGAATCTTCTCGAGAGCAAGCCGCGCGCAGACCTCGTCGAGGCCGCACGCGCACGGGGGCGCGCAGTCTCCTTGGTGCCGGAAGTACGAGCGGATCTCCGCCGGCGTCGGAAGCGGCGCCGTCGAGAGCTCGTCGAGCGCGTCGCGGATCAACGCCTCGAGGACGACCAGGTCGGCGGCGCCCAGGTGAGGAAGCCGCGCCTTCGCGCGCGACGGGAGGCCGAGGAGCTTCGTGCGCGCCGCGATGATCCGCGTCCGCTCGCGACGCTCCGCCTCGTCCTTCTCGATCAGGCGGCCGGCCTTCACCGCGTTGTCCCGCTCGATCGCCTCCGCGCGCGCGTTGCGCTCGCGCAGCGTCGCGTCCATGAGCGGCGACGCGATCCTCGAGCCGGATCCCGCCGGCGTCGGCTCCTTCGCGTGACCGTTCGGCGCGGCCGCGGTCGGATCCGTCCCGACGGCCGTCACGTACGGTCGCGTCGCCTCCTGCCACTCCTGGGCGGCGAGCTCGGCGTCGACGATCACGACGCGGCCGCTCGCGAGCGCTCGTGTCGAGCGCGAGAGCGCGCCGGCCTGGATCCGCTGCTGCACGGCCGTGTGTGTGACGCCGAGCCACTTCGCGAACGCGCGTTGAGAGATCGTCCCCTTCGGCGCCGGCCCTCGATCGCTCACCCCCGCGGCCGCCAGATCTCGACCGCGCGTTGTGCGACGCGGATCTCGCGCTCAAGGTCGACCTGGCGCATGCGCTCAAGGCGCGCGACCCGACGCTCGAGCGCCTTCACCTGCTCGCGGATCTCGGCCAGGCCCTCCCCGATCTGGCGACGGAACGCTTCGAACGCGTCGGCTGTGATCTCGTCAGCCATGCGTTGCTTCCTCCTGGCGGTAGACGACGACGTCGTCATGTGCGCTCTCGCGCCGGAAGGCGACGTCGAGGAACCGGATCCGATCCGGGATCGAGGTGAGCGCGAGCTCGATCTCGTGAACCGTTCGCTCGGTGATGAAGCGGACCTTCACGGCGACGCCTCGACGTAGAACGCGCCGGCGTCGTCGGTCGCACGCACACGTCGGAACGTCGTCGTCCGCTCCTGGCCCGTCGTCCAGTTGCGGATCTGGAGATCGACGACGTCCGGCATCGCGCCGCCAAGGTTCAGCTCGACCTCGAGCTTCCCTCCCTGGTTGTCGACGAGCGTGAGCTTCATGGTTTCCCCTCGATCGGTGAATCATGCGCACGCTCGAGCGCCAGCCGATGCAGTCGCGAGAACGTGATCGCGCCGAAGTGCTCCTCGACGATCGGCGCGGACCTCCCGGGCCCAAGCTGGACCACGCCGGCGGCGTTCACCTGGTACAGGCCGACCGAGACCGGCTCGTCGCCGTGCAGCTTGATCCACGCGACCCGCCGGCCGTCGATAGGCTCGCCGTCGATCTCGAGCGCGAGGCCTTCGGCGCGCCATCCCTCCCGCGCATCCGCGATCCATTCCGGCCTCGGAGGTCGCACGAGCGCGTGCGGGTTGTCGAAGTACTCCGGTCCGCCTTCGATCGTCATCGCCGGCCGCGCCTTAGCGTCGCTCATGGGGCCCTCCCCTGTGGGACCTGTGGCAAGAATGCCCCAGGTCGGATTCTGGACGAAAATCGCGCCGGCGCTCACCCGTACCTCCCCCCCTCGCGGAAGGACCCATCGCACCCCGGGTGTGCACCCGGTTGCAGAGGCCTCGCTCGCTCGAGAAGTGCGCGCGTTTCTGGTCGGACGGGAACGATGGTGAACCGTGTACCGCTCTATAGAGCGGCGGTACACGGTACAGATAGGACCTTTCACCTGATCGTGTCCCGGAGCGGTGCGGGTACAGGGTCCGGTTCGGTACATAATCATTCTGCCTTTCCCCACGCACAGTTAGGCCACGAACGCCATTGATCCTGTACCGACGCTGTACCGGCCGGGTACACGAAGATGAGTGTCTGTACCGTAGATCTGCACGTACCACCGGATCGTAGCGCGCTCCTGATTGAAGATCTGTAGCGCGCTACGATTGGTCCATCCGAGAGGACGCTTCGGCCCAGGCGGAGAACGGGATGGAGCAGGCGACGAGGATCTCGACGATCGCGTCCGGCAGGGCCCCCCGTTCCGCCTTGGACGACCCCACCCTCGGCGATTCCATGCTTGACATGTCGTAGCGTGCT